GGTGATGAACTGGAAGGCGGGGCGGTCCTTGTCGGGCTCGCCGTTGATCGCCTTGGCGAGCGCGAGGCCCTCCAGGACGTCGAGCTCGACCTGCGGGCGATCGGGCTTGGCGCCGGCCTTGACGCCGACGTTGGACGAGCGCTTGGCCTTGTGGAGCTGCAGGCGCAGCGAGCGGATCAGGGGGCTGTCGCCGTCCTCGACGCCGAGCTCCTCGTCGGAGGGGACTTCCGCGGTCAGGCCCTTGCGGAGCTCCGCGACCTGGTCGGCGGTCAGCTTGCCGGACTTCACGGCCTTGGTCAGCTCGTAGGCGCGCAGCTTGCGCTCGAAGCCCTCGAGGTCCGTCGGGCTGGAGGGATCGCCCTCGAATGCCGGCAGGGCGTCCTCGGCCTTCTCGACCGGCTTCTCGGCCTTCTCGACCGGCTTCTCGGCGGGCTTCAGCGCCGCCACGATGGACTCGGTCAGGGACTTGCAGAGTTCCTTGATCTGATCGGGGGTCATGTCTTCCTGGGCGGCGGCGCTGGACTTGTGGAGGAGCTCGACGGCCGCCTGGCCGAACACGCTCACGCCGTCGAGCTGACCCGAGGCGTACGCCGCCCGGAGCTCGGGGTTGTCGATCTGGATGACGCCGCCGAAGGCCCCGGTGACGTCCAGGGCCGCGCCGTCGTAGGTCCGCCAGTCGCGGAATCGCTCGTCGGACTTCTGGACGATGAAGGACTCGGCGACGTAGGCGTCCTCCGGGGGGAGGTGCTCGCCGTCGTGCTCGACGTCCAGGCGGTAGCCGTTGCGCGCGAAGTCGCGCTGCATGGCCTTGACCATCTCCGGCTCGGCGAACCAGCCCTCGCTGTCGGGGCGGTTGGGGGTGTAAGCCACGAAGAGGAGCTCGCCAGTCTTCCCGACGGAGTCGGCCTTGACGAGGGTCTCGAGCTGGAAGCGGCCGTCGGCCTCGGCCTTGAGCAGGGTGCGCAGGCCCGTCTTACCGCGCCGGCAGAGGGCCATGCTCAGCACGGACACGCCGACGATCTTGGCGGCCGGGGCGGCCTTGACCAGCGGGACGGGTGCGCCCTGGGCCTTCAGGACGGCCTTGACCACGGAGGCCACCATCTTCCGCATGCGCCCCTCGGCCTTCTGGTGCGCCACGGCCGCGCGCTGCTCCTGGTCGGGGAACTCCTCGCTGGCCTTGGGATCGGCCATGAAGCGGGAGACGAAGGCGGCGAGGGCCTCGCCTTTTCTGCGGATGGGGAGCGGCAACGGGGAAGACTGGAGTTTCTTCCTAGCTCCAGCCGAGTCTGCCTTGTACACTACTTGAAGATAGTTCCCGAGGCAATTAGATTCCCGGAAAACAATGCCCGACGAGCCTGTAGAGCGCCTGGTAGCGCAGATCCTGACCCGCACGCACGACCTCTACTCGCGCGACGAGCCGGCCAGCCTGCTCGCCGGGCTGGCGATGGAGAAGGCCGTCCGGGAGGCCGGAACGGAGCGCGGGACGGAGGTGGGCGCGCGGGCGCACCTCGTGAACAAGGACGCCGCCCGCCGGATGCGCGACCTGAACACCACTCACGCGACCTGCATCGACGCGAAGCGGGCCTCCTCGGTGGGCATGGGCCACCGCGACCAGGAGATCCACGACGTGCTCGACCCCCTCTGCCGCTTCGGCTGGCAGGACGTGCTCGACGCGACCGGCGACGACTACTTCGACCACGGGGACGGGTTCGTCGAGGTCGTCTGGGACGAGGGACGGAACAACGTCCTCGGGCTGAACCACATGGACGGGGCGGACGTGCACGTCGTGATCGAGCAGCAGGACCGGAGCGAGGAGTACCACTACCAGGTGACGAGCGGGGGCATCGCCCGCGAGACGGTCGCGATGGCCGCCTTCGGGGACCTGCTCGCCCTGCGCGCGCGCTACGAGGCCAACGGCGGCATGGTGCGGAATGGGTTGTCCGCGCCGGGGGCGTCCCTGGCCGCGCCGCTCGGCGGGCGGATCGTGAACTCCGAGGTGATCCAGTTCCGGATGTCCTCCTCGCGCGACCCCTACCAGGGCTACCCGGACTGGGTGGCGGCGACGCCCCCGATCGAGCTGGCGCAGGCGCTGGTGCGCCACGAGTTCGACTTCCACTTCAACCGCGGGGTGCCGGAGCTGCTCGTGACGTTCTTCGGCCACAAGTTCAACAACGACGACTGGAACGCCATCAAGGGGATCTTCGCCGCCGGACAGGGCCTGGGGAACAGCCGCAAGACCGCCGCGATCCAGATCCCGAGCACCACGGAGACGGCCGCGGTGCAGGTCGACAAGCTGGCGATGGACGGCACCCGCGACGAGTTCGGCCCGAAGGCCGACGCGCTGGCGATGCTGATCGCGACCGCGCACGGCGTGCCGCCGCTGCTGGCGAACATCCTGCTGCCCGGGAAGATCGGCGCCGCGAACGAGGGCCCCAACGCACTGCTGCTGTTCCAGAAGCGCAAGCTGGGCCAGGTGCAGCGGATGTTCTCGCGCGTGCTCGCCGCCACGATCGGCTCCGGCGTGGCCCTCAGCCAGGTGAAGGGCGGGGCCAAGCGCCTGACCGCCGACCAGTTCCTCGGCAAGGCGTTCGAGGGTAAGCAGATCGACGAGGTCACCCAGATGCCCATCTACCACGAGCAGGGCAACGGGTTCAAGACCGTGCTCGACGGTATGACCCTCGGCGCCCAGCAGACCATGGCGAGCATGAAGGAGCCGCTCGCCGGCAGCGGGCGGAACCCGGCCGACGGGCTGCTCGAGGGCGCGGACGACCGGAAGCCGGGGGACCCCCGCAAGAGCCGGTAAGAAGACCGTGGCGCTGTTCCCCGACGACGCGGTTGAGGAGCTGCTCCGGGTCTACGGCGAGGAGGAGCTGGAGCTAGCCCGCACGCTGATCGGGTCGCGGACCCTGCGCGAGGCCGCCCGGCTGATCGTGGACGCCCAGGCCGGCCCGGACGGCCAGGTCGCGCGCATCGTCATCCCCCACTACTGGGCCGTGTACTACCACGACGGGCGCCCGGGATTCTCCGCGCCGGCCGGGCGCTTCCTGGTGTTCTTCCGGGACCCGGAGGACGACCCTCGCCTGGCAGGCGGCTACCCGGTCGGGCCGGAGGACGTCCGCCACCTCACCAGGGCGGAGTTCGAGCGCGGCTTGGAGGAGAACGCCCGCGCGGCGCTCGAGGGCTCGGAGCCCTTCATGTTCGTGCTGCGCTCCGTAGGGCCGGCCGGCGCGCACCCCTTCTTCGATGAGTTGGCGCGCGGCGCGGCTGAGCGTATGGACTTCCTGGCCGAGGCCGCGATCGACGCCTACATTCAGGACAACATCGACGAGGAGGGCCCGGAGAAGCGCACGGCCCGCGTGCGGCTCTAGTCCCCCCTCGCCGCCAGCGCCTTCGACAGCAACGGCTTACCGATCCCCTCGAGCAGCCCGAACACGTCCACGCGCGAGTCGGTCGGCTCCTGGCTCGAGGCCGCCGAGTACCAGTTGAGCAGATCCACGCCGGCCGACTCCGCGACGCGGCGGATCTCCCGATAGAGGTCTCCCATCCACTCCGTGCTCTGAGCCTCGATCGCCGCTCGGCGCCAGGGGTGCGCCCCGGCGATCAGCGACTGGCCGGCCTCGTAGCAGGCAAAATAATCAACATTGTAGCACTGCCGGATTTCGTCGTGCTGTTCCAAGGGGCCTCGCGGATCCAGACGTTCGATCTCCTTCAGCCGCGCGAAGCAGCTCGCCCGCAGCTCGTCCTGCGTGGGCACCGCGCCGGTCGCCTCCCACTCCTCCTTGTTCGCGCGCAGGGGCGTCACGTAGAGTGCCGGCCCCGCGAGGTCGGGCGTCACGCCGAGGTCCGTGAGCGCAGACAGGATTCGGTCCATGTGCGACGGCACCGTGAGCTGCCCGCCCACGAACAGGTAGTAGGTTCGCGCCCCCAGCAGCCCCGGCGGGCCGAACACGCGGTCGGCGACGCGCTTGAGGATGGCGATCTCCTGCGCGGCGATCTCATGCCACGAGGGAGGGCCGACATGCTCCTGGAGCCACCCGTGGACCGGGAACGCCGCGTTCCAGATCTCGTTGCCGTACTCGAGGATCGGCGGGCGCTTGGCCGTCTCCTGGATCACCTGTAGCGCGGCCTCCAGCCACGCCTCATAATCCTCGACGGGTAACTCGTAGCGCGGCGGCGCGCACCACCACAGGGCGCAGCTCAGCAGGTTGGCGGCCTCGCACTGCTTCTTGAGGGGCATCTCGACTCCGTACAACTCCAGGGGCCAGCGCGCGTCCCAGTGGGTCCGCAGGTTGGTGCGCTGCCAGTCGAGCGTGCGCAGCACGCGGGGCCGCAGGCTACCCAGCGCATCGAGCGACGGGACGTGCCAGCCGGCAGCGACGCCCCCGCGCACGATCACGCGCTCCAGGCCGGTCCAGCGGCGCCCGTAGAGCACCGCCGCCTCGCCTGGCCGCTGCTTGAGGGTCAGCCCGCCGAGCGTGACGCCGTGGAGCAGGGGCATCGTCCCGCCCATGTCGTCGAACAGGCGCAGCCCGTGGTGCCGCCCGTCCTCGATCGGCAGCTCGTCGGGTCCGATCGACGATAGCTCCGGCGTCGGGGTGCCGTCCTCGCGGAACACCTGGAACGCGCGTCCACGCCGCACGGCGTCGGCGAACAGCGGGAGTCGCGACGAGGCGTCGCAGAAGGACGGATTCAAACCGTAGTATGTCATCTCTTCCCCCTCGGATGGAACTGGTCCTTCGACAGCTCACACGGTGAGCGCCATGCCAATAGCGTGCCAGCGTGACGGCGCGGCGCGCGGCGCCAGGCGATGAAGCCCCAGCAGAGCGCGCAGGCGACCTCGCAGGCCGGGGCCACGACCATCCCGAGCGTGGCCTGGGTAGCCGCGAAGACCAGCAGGATGGCCGCGGTCGGCGCGCTCTTGTAGCGCGGCATCGCGGTGCGCTCGTCGAGCGCGGTCGGGATCAGGGTCGCGGTGAAGAACACCGTCCCCGCCGTGAAGACGTAGTCCTGCCAGATCATCGGCGAGCGCTCGGCACGACCTTAGCGAGTTGTATAAGACTATCCGACACGACACCATGCTTAGCGTCCATGAAAATCAGACGCTGACAGGGTGAACCACAACTTTTCATCTGCTCCTTAGCAAACGTGTTGTCTGATTCTGTCGTGCCATTAGCATAAAACCTTCGGAGTCCGAGAGTTGCAGAGGCCGCAGTATGGAAATGGCCGAAGAAGAGATTATCCCACTTCTCCTCGATGGCGTCAATCCAGCCCCAGGCGGCTTTTCCTGAACCGTACCAGGGGAAGCCCGCGAAACCTCCACCGATCTGGTGCCCGTGCACCATTAGGTTGCCCCAGTCGAACACGCGGTCCACGATCCAGAACTCGTCCGCGATCTGGAACGTTAGACGCTTCGCGAGATCCTTCCGTGGGTACTCCGCGCTGCCGAGCAGGAGGGCCCTCGTGGTCTCGTAGGCCACGCCGTCCCAGTTCGTCTTCGGGCTGGAGCGCGTCGACTTCGGACCGTTGCGGCCGTGGTTCCCGGTCACGCAGTAGACCTTGACGCGCGGGAAGTGCACCAGCGCCGACATGATGGCCTTCACGGCGATGCGCGGGAAGTTCAGCACGGCCTGCTCGAACACGGACGAGTCGATCTCGTGGGCCTGGTGGGGGAAGATGTCCTCCCCCTCGATCATGTCGCCGCCGAGGTACAGGTGCAGCTCGTTGATCGTGGCGATCTGGCGCCGCAGGCTGGCGATGTACGCGGTCTTCTCCACGCACTGGAGGACGCGCTCGCCGCAGACCTGCGTGTCGTAGCTGCGGGTGATCTTCCCGCACTGCGTGTCCGAAAGGTGGAGGATCGCGATCTCCTCGTACGGGCGCTTTCTGAACGCGGGCATGGGCGGCGGCCGGATGGCGAACGCGGCCGCGCCGATCGTGTCGCGGACGGCCTCGACGATGGCCGCCTCGCGGGTCTGGAGGCCGCGCAGGCGGCGCTCGAGCGCTCGCACCTGGGCCTTCAGCTCGGCCTCGGACTCGGCGGACTGGGCCTCATGCTCGAGGAACGCGGCGGCCTTGGACTTCTTGCTCATCGTCGACTCCTGGCGGTCACGGGGTCTAGGCGGAGGCAGCGGATGACGTGCCCGCGGACAGAGCCGAATGAGGGACACTCCTCAAACTCGGCGCGCAAGTAGCGTTCGTGGAACGCCATCAGCGATGTCCGACCTCCAGCGGTGCGACTCGCGACCCACTCCGCGAGCACGGACTGAATGGCAGGGGCGCTGCAGACGCGGCAGCGCTGCCCGGGCCTCCGGGGCGGGTCGGTCAGGATCTTCTTGAGGCGTGCCTTGTTCATGGTGCCCATACCTTACCCGATGCTTGCTCCCAACACCAGCGCGCGAGAAGAAGGGCATCTCCGACGTGCTTCCAAGGTGCAGTACCGATCTCCGCGAACCCGACGGGCGCGTGCGTCGGCACGGCGTAGTCGCCCTTCCGCGACCGTCCGATCGGCGCCTTCTGGTTCTTCCAGACGATCTCGTAGCCCCAGCCGAGCTCATCGTAGAGCCGCGCCTGCATCGCGTGCTTCTCGACTGAGCCCTTCCACTCCGAGGGCTTCGGCCAGTAGATGCCGCAGCCGTGCAGGTAGCCACGCGCGACGCGCATGACGCACATGCCCGCGACGTTCCCGAGATGGATCAGGTCCAGCGGCCGGTGGTGGTACTGGCCGCGCACCTGCCGGGCCTCCTGCCCCTCGACGGCGCACCAGTCGGGCATCTCCTGGTCGATCGGACCGGCTGCGGCCGGGCGAGAGAAGTCCGGAAAGGGCTTGGACAGCTCGTGCATCATCGCGAGCAGGGCGTCGGTGCCGGTCAATTTCCGCGGGACGGAGACGACGTGCGCCATGACCGGGCCGGAGTCGTCCCACGACGCGATCGCCGTGTCATGCATGTCCGGATCTATCCCGAGGCAGAGCATCAGCCGCGCTCCGCTTCGATCTCGCGCTGCAGGAGCGCTAGGGCCCGCCACGCGACCTTGGCGCTGTGGCGCACGCCATCGGTGTCCCGGGTGCCGCGGTCGATCAGGTGGCGTAGGAGGGCGTCGGGCTCGTCGGTGGACTTGTCCTTGGCCCAGTGCAGCGGCTCGCCCGGGTTGTGCTGGTCGTTCCCAATACGGGAGAGTTCCGCGACGGCGCAGAGGGCATCCGGGAAGTAGTCGAGGACGCCCGTGCAGAGCGGGATGGCCTTGCGGTCCGTCGCGATCGTCGGCAGGTTTGCCCCGGCCTTGAATTGCTTCGGCAGCATCGCCTCATGGTCGAACGGGTCGTCGCACAGTCGCAGTTTCGACTGCATCGACCCGGGGTTAGGTTCGCACGAATTGTCCATCAGAGTTTTCTCCTTTGCTGCGACCGTTCGGAATAACAGACCCCATGCCTTGCGTGCCTCGTCGGTCATTTCGGTTCCCATGGAATCAACCTACCCGCCTCGTCGCGGACGGGCTCGGCGGACTTGCTCCAAACGCGCGTCAGCAGTGCCTCGGTACGCATGGCGACCTTCGGCAGCGCGGTCCGGGCGGCCTCGATCATCAGGCGGGATACTTCTTCCGCCTGCTCGTGCCACAGGGTGGCGTCGCGCGTGGTCTCCCCGATGACCTGGTCGTGCACGAACGCGATCGGGCGGCAGCCCAGCAGGACGGACCCGAGGCTCGGATCGTGGCAGGCGCGCACCACGGCGTTGTTCCCGGCCTTGGCGGCCTCGGCCCCGGGCGACTGCATCGCGGCCCCGTTGGCCTCCGAGCAGAACGTGCAGCCGCGGCGCGCGGCCCCCATCGGGGTGACGTACCAGTAGAGGGTCTCCGGGCGGCCGTCCTCGCCGATGCGCCCCGCGTTGTGGTGGTCGACCTGGGACTCGACCCACTCGAAGTAGCGGGGCATCTCCGGGTAGGTGTGCCTCCAGATTTCGCGGATGTGGCGCGCCTCGTTCTCCGTCATCTGCACACCGTACTTTGTTCGAGCCAGCACGACCTGCTTCGCCGGTCCGATCCCGCCGGGATACCCGAGCCCGTTCGGCTTGGCCAGGTCCCGGGTAGTCTTGTAGACCTTCTCCAGCGCTGGGTCGCCGCACTTCTTGAAGGCGCGGAACGCCTCGTACTGGTCGTCGATCGTGCCCCCGGCGATCGCCTGCTGCATCTCCAGGGCGGCGCCCTCGCGCTGCGTGTTCAGGAGGATCTGGGCCCCGAGGAAGGCGTGCAGGTCGTAGCCGGCGTTGTACTTGTCCAGATGGACCGAGAACCCGAACAGGTCGTGCGTGACCTGCCCCACGCAGGCCAACTCCAGGCAGTGCAGGTCGACGTCGAAGAACGCCGTCCCGTCGCGCGGCCGGTAGCAGCGCCGCGGGTCCACCAAGAGGTCGCCGCCCTCGATCGCCTTCGGGACCTGCTGGCCGTTCGCGGCCGGGTAGAGGGCCTTCCTTCCCTTCTTGTTCCCGCTCGAGCTGGTGCGCGTGGTCTCCTTCAGCGCATCGTACTTGAAGTGTACGACCGGGGCGGACTCCAGGATCGGGAGCTGGTTCGTCACCAGCTTCTGGAGCGACTTCCGCGTGTGGTACTGCGCCATGATGGGACAGTGGACCGCGAGGAGCTCGGTCTCCTCGGCGCCCAGCTTGATGCCCCGCACGAGGGCGCCGTCCACGACGCGCCCGTCCGTCAGCGTCGGCACGGCCCCGGCCCGCCGGTAGGCGTCGGCCGCGATCTCCTGCAGGCGCTCCGTGTCGATGGACTCCTCCACCGGCGCCTTGAACTTCACGCCCAGCTCGGTCAATCGCACGACGTACGGCGCCCAGTCGAAGTCGGGCCACTGGTCGAGACACGCGCCCATCTCGCCGAGCAGCTCGCACGCCAAGCCCAGGTGGCGCTTGTAGGGCTCCGGGCCGACGCCCGGGCACAGGGCGCCGGACGCCACCAGGAGGTCGTGATTGGCCCGGAGGACGCGCTCCACCTCGACGCGGATGCGCGCCACCTCCGGCGGGTTCGTGGCCATCCCCCAGGCGGTCTCCAGGTACAGGCAGAACGAGCTGAGGAGCTGGAACTCCTCGGTCCGCGTGCTCGCGATCGTGAACTCGCGCTTCCGGGCCTCCTGCCCCTCGTGGACCAGCAGCGTGCCCTCGGCGTCCTCGGCCGCGTACCGCGCGGCGTCCTCCGGGAACTCGTCCGCCCGCCAGCCGTCCAGCATCCCGTAGTGGACGCGCCAGTGCTCCTCCTGGTCCTCCTTCTCCGCGGTGCGGTCGCGGCCGACGTAGGCGCGCTCCAGGTCGGCCAGCCCGTACTTGATCTCCATGTCGGAGCCGTCAGGCAGGGTGACTCGGTCCAGGCGCCCCGTGGTCGACAGGTTGAGCAGCTTCTCGCGCCAGAGGGTGTCCGTGCAGTTACCGGAGTGGAGCGCCTCGAACACGAGCGGGATCAGGTCGGGCCACGTCGTGCAGATGCAGGCGTAGTCGTAGCCCCCGTTGTGCGTGACCAGTCGGGCCTCGCCGGCCACGGCGGCGCGGAGCATCTTCTCGACCTGCTCGCGCAGCTCGGGGTCCCCCTGCGCCCACAGGCACGTCCGGACCGCGCCGCCCTCGCGCCACGCCCAGGAGGCGCACACGATCCGCGGCGCCACCGCGCCGGGCCCGATCTGGAAGGTCTCCGAGTCCCACGCGATGATCCTCACTTGCAACGCTCCTCCGCCATCACGACGTACTCCGGATTCAACTCGATCCCGAGGAACTCCCGCCCATGCTTTTTTGCCACCATTCCAACCGTACCCGCCCCGGCGAAGGGATCAAGCACTACATCGCTCTGCTCGGAGCCGATCAGGATGCAGGGCTCGACGATGTCGGGAGGGAACGTGGCGAAGTGCGCGCCCTTGAAGGGCTTGGTCGAGATGGTCCAGACGTCGCGGCGGTTGCGCAACCCGTCAACATCAGTCTTCATCGACTGGCCGCCCTCCACACGACTGCGATGTCTGGATTCGACATCCGTCCTGAGAGCCTTGCGATTGCCGCGGTTCTTAGGCTGGCCCGGAGCGCTGTAGCCCGGTCCAGTCAGGTCGTGCATGGACTTCCCTACGGCCGGCTCCTTCGCCGCCTCCGCGTCCCAGTAGTAGCGCTGCGACTTCGACAGCAGGAACAGGTGCTCGTGGCTCTTCGTGAAGCGGTCGCGTACCGACTCCGGCATCGGGTTCGGCTTGTGCCAGATCACGTCCTGGCGCAGGTACCAGCCGTCGGCGCGCAGCGCGAATGCGACCATCCAGGGGATGCCGACGAGGTCCTTGGGCTTTAGGCCCATCAGCGATAGATCGAACTTAGCCTTATAGAACGAACCCTTATTCGTTTCTTGCCCTCCAGAAGATAGTGTCCCTTTTCCTACACCTCCGGAACCTTTTGATGATGCTGCGTAACTGTCTCCAAGGTTCAACCACAGCGTCCCGTCATCCGTGAGCACACGCCGAACCTCGCGGAAGACCTCCACGAGTCGCGCGACGTACTCGTCGGGCGTTGGCTCGAGGCCGATCTGGCCCTCAACGCCGTAATCGCGCAGGCCCCAGTATGGCGGGCTGGTAATGCAGAGGCGCGCCGCGCCGTCCGGGATGTCTCGCAGGACCTCCATGCAGTCGCCGGTCACGATCATTTGACCATCTCCGCCAGACGCCGCTCGACGATCTCGACGTACTCCGCCTCGCGCTCGATCAGCAGGAAGGGCACGTCCTCTAGCTGCGCGGCGACCCCGGTCGTGCCGGAGCCGGCGAACGGGTCGAGGATGAGGTTGTCGCCGGGGCCTTTGACGAGGCGCACGAGCCAGCGCATCAGCTCGACGGGCTTGACGGTCGGGTGCGTGTTGCCCTCGCCGCGGTCGGACTTCGACGCCTTGGCGCAGTAGAAGAAGCGCGACGTTCCGTGAGCTTGCGCGTCGAGCAGCGCGGCGGCCTCGGGGTCGAGGATCAGGTTGGCGGGCCAACGGCCGGCGAGGGGCGTATTGAACGGAACATCGGAGCCACCAGCGAATGCCTTGTCGGAGGACGTGCGTCCGTAGTTATGGTGCGGAGGCAGTCCGGCAATCCGACACCCGTCGATGTTCAGCGCGCCAGTGCCGTGCTCTCGGCAGTTGCGCTCGACCGTGCCGATGAGCGGCTTGCGCGCGAGGAGGATCGGCTCCCACGCGGGCTTGAGCGCGGTGCCATAGCCGGACCAGAGACGAGCGTCGTCGGATGTTGGCGTGTTGACCGTCTGGCGGCCCTTGAAGCAGCCGACAGTGTTGCCGCTGCCTCCCCTAAGCCCTCCAGTCGGCTCCTCCAAAAAAGCCCTATCCGCAACCTCCAGGACGGCCCCCCACTTCTCATCAAGAGCGGGCAGTGTCGATTTCAAGGCCGGCCAGTGCTTGAACTCAGGAAACTGGTGGTGCTCCCAATTCCAACACGCACCGCTGCGAGTTCCTACGACCCGCTCAGAAAGGTCCGCCCTAGATAGCCCGGCCGCTTCCCGAGCTGCCGCTAGTGCGGCCTTGAACTCTCCGTGGAACTCGCTGCCGGGCCGCTTGTCGATCGCCTTGCTCACGTCCAGGCTCTTCGGGAAGCCCTGCCCGTACAGCCACATCAGGCAGTCCCGCACCTCGAAGCCCGCGTCTTCAACGGCGCAGGCGAGGCGGTGGTACGTCCGTGTCCCGCCGAAGATGAGCGCGTGGCCGCCGGGGCGCAGGACGCGCAGGCACTCGCGCCAGACCTCCGTCGGCGGCAGCACCTTGTCCCAGCCCTTGCCCATGAACTCCAGGCCGTAGGGCGGGTCGGTGACGATCGCGGTGAAGGTGTCGTCCGGGAACTCCCGCATGACCTCGATGCAGTCGCCCTGGATCACCGGGGCACCCGCAGGGTCGAGTCACCCTGGATCCGCAAGCCGCAGAACGGGCAGTAGCGCAAGGCTATGAGGGTGGGCTCCGTCTCGAAGTTCACCACGAAGTCGACCACGTCGACCGGGGGCGGCTCCTCCAGCTCGGCCACGATCCCGAGCAGGAAGTGGCGGCGCATCTCGCAGCAGTAGGGCATGGTACGGAACTCTGAGAGAAGTAGAAAGCGACCCCGGATGCGGGATCACCCCGCATCAACCGCGAACGGTTACCTCTTTGGACGAATCCGGGGTCGCGTGCCGGGCTTCCACCGACTGCGGGGCGCGGTTAGCCGGCCCTCTGGCGCGCATTTCACGGTGCGCCGCCACCCATCCGTGCGTCTTCCAGGGGTCCCTACAGCCCGCTCGGGAAGTAGCGCTTGAGGCGCTCGTCCCCGAGGGTGCTCTTGATCTCCTCCGGCGAGAGCTGCGTGCCCCACGAGTACACGCTGTACTCGAAGGGGTTGCCCTGCTCGTCCCGCTTCTTGCTCGAGCGGCGGCGGGCGGTCACGCGGACTACCCTGCCGGCCATCACCTGCTCCTTGTCGTCGGTCGTGCGCGCCGTGGCCGCCTCGTCGATCTGGTCGTCGGAGACGCCCAGCACGTTACCGATGAAGCTCTTGATGTTCCCGAACCACTGCTTGTCCGTGGAGCCCTTGTTGGAGAACACGACGTGCGCGACCTCGCCCTCCTTGTGGGGGCCGTCGTTCACCGCCAG